CCTAGTACACGTTGAGCACCACTCCAACTATCTATATTCATTACTCTTACTATACTAAAAGTAGCTCTTAGTTCTTTAAGTAAATCATCTGAAATAATCATCGTATAAAAACGCCTTCTTTAGGTACTATCATATATAATATGTTTATTATTTTACTGGACAAACACCTGACACACACTCATCATCATCTAATTCATGGTGCCCAGTAGTCTCCTGCCAGTTAACTTCAGTTAAGCTCTCAGTATACTCTATATACTCCTGTTCAGTCACTACTTCTTGTGGGAGGTAGGCGTATCCTGCTGTTTCTTTGGCAGTAATACGAGGAAGAAAGCTAACCCCAACATAGTAATTCCAATTATTGAGGAGCCAAGTGATAATAAGTGGTACTTCAGGCTCTTCATAAGAAACTGTAATCGAGCAGTTCTGTTCAACGTAAGAATCCATGAGAAGTTTGTACCTCTCAAGTTGTTCAATAGCTGTTTCGTCATTAACATAAATACCCTCCTCATTTACATTGAACCTAATTTGATCCCAAGCGACAGGAAAAGTAACAATGACATTATGACAATCAATCGGATTAGGTACAACTCTATACCCTGCCTCCCTTAATTTAGGAACCATAGGGTCATTCACACTAAAGTTCACATTATTAAATATATATTTACCTGCTGGTTTATGGCAGCCCTCTGTAGTATCCATGATTTTACTGAGCGTACCACTAGGTTTAATGGTGGTGACATTCTTAGGACGCTGGGTTCCTAACTCATCAGCCATAGAGTATGCTCCATGTATAGCTATATTACGGTATCGCTTGAAGTCATACTGTGATAGGTCTTCCCTCGTAGCAATCCCTGTGAGTCCAACTCCACATAACCTGAGATACTCATTGTTCTCATGCCATGTTCTTTGCAGAATTCCATCATCAAGATTGACAAGAGTTTGACGATAGTTTGCTCTGGCAAGGATATACATAGCTCTCTCAAGTCCTCCACTGTCATCTCTAAATTTGCTGAGGTCCAATTCGGAGAGGTTACAGAACGATTTGTTTCCCAACAAAATTTCTGCACAGGGATTGACTCCACTAAACCAAGGAGCTCTTCTCCTAGCTTCTTCTCCGTTGATGATTCCTGGCTCTGACCCTCCTGATTCTTTGATAATCTCAAAGAACTTTGTGAGGTTTTCATGGTTAGGTTTCCTCCAGAATACTACAGAATTATTAGATTGTGACCTTTGTGGGTTAAGCTCTAAGTTATCTTTAGCTCTAGCGAACTGCTCCCACTCAGGATTATCATAATACATTAGGGCTATCTCAGCAGAGCGTCTGCTACTAAGGACAGTACCTAACCAATTCATAACATCTAATATATCTATCCGTGATAATAGTTGTCCGCTTTTCTTATTGAGTATGTGAATGATTGAGGTGAAGGCTTTAGATATAGGTTTGTCTCCTGAGCTGATCCACCCATAACCACTGAGACGCTGTCCTGCTGGTCTGAGTTGTGTGAGGTCGAGTACGAACTTTGAAGCTTTCCCTTTATAAGCCAAAAGCTTACCGATACTTTTAGCCCAGGCTTCAGCGGAGTCTCCAATAACAAGTGTCCAAGTCCTGGTATTGGCATCGAAAGACTCTCTGTTTCCTTCATGTCCTCCTTTCTTTGTACGTTTAGACCGCAGGATTTCGATTTCTGGAATAGGTTGCGTGAATCCTGAGAGAGTTCCGACAACTGGTGTGAATCCAACTCCACATCCTTGTAACAATAGCCACAACGCATCAACGACATCATGTATGGTCTCCACTTTAAGATGAGCACAATTGAACTGACTAGCCTCACGCTTCTTAGCTATGTCAGTCCCTCCTAACCAAAGTGTCCTACCTGAAACACAAACCTTACGGTCCAACATGAGTTGTCTGAGTTCAGCCAGTTCTCCTGAATCTATGTAGTGAGGTACTATAGATTCATCTGCTCTCAACCACAGCCACTTCTGGTGTTCAATAACTCTATCTACAGTCTGTTCCCAAGTCTCAAAGATGCCCCCTTCTTCATCTAAAGGTCTGTTGTAGGTACGTCTAGTTATAATCTCTGCTCGAACTGATGTCATCTATTAATCCTTCCATTGTAGGAGGTTTGTAGTTATCACCTTTAACAATCTTACCTACACTGTCTTTAGTGAAGGGTGCTTTAGACATATTACTTTCATGTACCCTATTAAAAGCCTCTTCTAAATCCCATCCAAATGATATCGCCTGTCCATACACAACGTATAGAACATCGCATAGTTCTTTAAGATAATTTTCCAACGCAATCTTCTTTTCTTCATCACTTTCCGCTGACTGGACATTGAAAGCCTCCTGAAAAAGTTCTTTAAATTCTTCTCCAATTAACTTAACCCTAAAATTAAATAGGTCTGCAGTATATTTCTCATTAACTGCCAGCTTACTTTTATCGTGAAACTCTTCAACTCTTTTCATTATAATAATGCTCCTTCATCATTTCAATACATTTAATAGCTTTGTTAAGGTCTTCTACACCGTTCTTATCTTGATGCCTAACCACATACTTAACCACACTTCCTACATCCATACCTAGTTGGTTCTTGATAATGAAAGTCCAGGGATCAATCTCATACTTAGCATAATATGTTGGACGTATAGAAGTATTGCCGCCTTTCCACTGGTCATTAAGTTTATCTTTATTCTTTTTCATTCCTTCCCTCACTACATAAAAGGTTTCATTAGGAAGATCATCTAACTTACTACAAAAAACTTTATGATCTGAAGGTGTTTCTATCCTGCTTTGACATTCTCTACATATGGTGTGCTTGATCTCTTTGGTTCCCATAGTCTCACGTCCTTTTTAAAGTAATTATAATCTTCATGTCTTAGAATACGAGCAACCCTAGCTTGTACCAAAGCTACTTCTTCAGTAAGACCTGCTTTCAAGTAGGCTCCCAAAACTCTATTCCAATAAGACTCCTCTGAGACACAGCCTAGTAATAAATTAGCAGCCTTTACTGGTCCTATACCTGGACATCCTTTATAATTATCTACAGCATCTCCTGTAAGAACTTGGATATAAAAATTATAGTCTGCTTCCGCTTTACTTACAGTAACCAGAGTATCTTTGTCTAAGTTATAATGACTACAAGGAATAGTCAACATATCTTTATCAATACTGAGAATAATCTTCTCTTTATTTGATTCATCAGGGGTAGTAGCTATTATACCCAAGACATCATCAGCTTCCAGACCTTCCATTATTCTACAGTTATAGTTATCTAGAGCATACTGGAGGAGATGTTTGTATCCTAGAGGCTTCCTCTTACTTTTTCGGTTTTCCTTATAAGACGGTAAAATTTTTCGCCTAAAATTATTCTTATCACTAGCACATAGTATCATCTCTTTTGTATCTAGCTTAGACAAATAGTGATGCAATGAAGCATCTAGCTGTACTTCCAGTTCTTTTTTACTAACACTTAATGTTATTACATCATCATCCCAATGGGTTTCATCCTGACAAGCCCAACAAATTCTGTAAATAATTATGTCCAAGTCTATTAATAGAATCGAAGTACCCATACATATCTCCTAATTTTTTATGTTCTTTATAATGGCAAATCTCACATAAATATATACACTTTAAAGACTCTCTAATCTTTTTCTCTAAGCCTGTCTGAGTGCTCCCTACTTCATACTTTTTATCAGTAGGGTCCGTGTGGTGAAAGTGAAAAGCTCTTGTTTCATCTACCAGACCACACGCCTCACAGGTAAACTCTCTCAACCAGCACACAATAAAATTATTAGTCTGTTGAATCTGTTTAATCGCTGCCTTTGTTTGTTTAGTATTCTTATCATAAGGGTTCTGTTTTCCTATATATTTCTGGAGTCTAATACACATTACTACTAACTGATCCACAGTTTTAATGCGTTGCGCTCCAATTAGATCCTGTCTGATAACTTCCAGTAATTTTGCATCCGAACTCAAAGTATCTTCCGGCTCTTTCCAAAGAGAGAGCTGCTTGTGGGCCAACGTATCTGACATACTTCTCCTTTGTTTCTATTTGAAACTCATCGTGAATGTTAGCTACGAACTCATAGTCAACTACAGGTACTAATCCTAGAAAAGTAAGTCTTTCGTCTAACAAGACCAAAGCTTTCTTCATAAGTACGGCTCCTGCTGACTGGAGGAGCGTGTTGAGAGCAGAGTGCTCAGAACGGACGTAGAGTTTCCTGCCGTCAATACCAATGAGATGCCCACGTCTTCTATATACCTGCTTAACCCTGGAGGTAAGTTCCATAAGACCGCTGACTCCAGATAGGAACTTATCTCTTGCTTTTCTGCCTCTTTTAACTCCTCCTCCAAGAATGTTACCAAGTTTAGTATCTCCTGCTCCGTAAATGAACGCATAGAAAAAAGTTTTTGCAGTATCTCTTGAAGTGATTCCAAGAGCATCTCTATTGAGGGAGTGAATGTCAGTTCCTTGTTCTTTAGTTCCATTGACTGCTGCTTCAGCATATAATCCTCCATCATATTTTTTAAGATAACCTGCTAAACACCTGAGCTCCAAACCATCAGCATCACAACCAACCAGTACATTGTTTTCACCAGCTCTAAAGAGACTACGACACTCAGGACCATATTTACTGTAGGATGCAGGGACTTGTGCAACATTAGGATAGCTGTGAGTACAACGACCAGTGACTGCACCATTAGTATTGACCCTACCATGAATTCTACCGTTACGTTCCAGTTTAAGCCAAGCATTATCACCTTCCGCTAACTGTGAGATTCGTTTCTGGATTGTAAAATGTTCTTCAAGAATTCCTGTATTAGGTAAGTGTAAGTTTCTTAAAACAGATTCATCAATTTTAGGTTTACCATTGGGAGTAAATTCTTTAGGAGTCCAACCGTAGAGGCTTTGGAGCCTGTTTGAGATATGATCTCTGCTGTTTGGATTAAATTCTGTGAGTTTGATCTTAGTAAGCTCTTTTCCAACTGTATAGCCTCGTTTAGAGTCAGTTCTCTTTGGTATAAAGCTTCCTGAACTCTCATACCAAGGCTTGAACGCACTCCTAAGTTTCTTACTAAGCTCTTCTTTACGTTTAAGTAGGCGTACATATAACTCTTGTCCTTTCTTAATATCAAAGCCAAAGCCATATTCTTCCTGTCTTTGAATGACCTTAGCAAAAGCCATTTCTAAATCTACAGCTTCCTTAGAGTAATCTTCTAGTTC